ATAATAATATAATAAATATTATTATAATTTTTTTAATCAAACAAATTACATTCTTTTTCTTTGCGCTAAATAACCCGCCGCACTTCTCCCGACCATTCCAACATCCGTATGGGGTTTATAAATAAAGGTTCCCTTACTTTTTGTATAACACAAAGTTCCAGAACAATTATTATACATTTTATTATAAGGAAGTAAAGTAGTATCAAACATGGTTATAAAATTAGTAGCTTTATGTAAACTGCCAGAAGGATAACATTTCACATTGGAAGTAGCTGAAGATGATAATAATGATAATGAAAACATAATATATATAAAACAATATTATTTACAATAACAAAAATAATATTATTTTTAAATAATCTATTTAACTTCTTCCACAACCTCCGCAACCACTTTTAACATTATGAATACGAGAAATCATAGAACTATTTAAAGAAGTAGGAGCAGTTGAAGCAGCAGCTTTTATCAAAGCAGTTTTAGCGTTAAAATTTGCATGTTGTGCACTAGTAGCGTTTCCATTTGAAATTTGCATAAACATTTTAGGGGCAGGCATTATTTATAAATAGTAGATATATAAAAATATTATAATTACAAAAATATCTAATATATGAATAATCTTTCTAAATATATAATTTTATATTTGAACACATTTTTAACACATTTTTTATATATTTTCTTTTACACAATTTCACTATTTGAAAAATTATCAATAAAAAGATTAACATCAACTTGAACTCCATTGACATCTACCGTATTGCTAGCACAACTGCAAGGATAATATTTCAGTAAAACAACATAACTCATATTTGTCATAATAGTTCCATCTTCAAATTGAATGTCGTATAATTGACTATTATTCGGATTGATTGCAATAACAGTCGCTTTGCTATAGTAATCAGTTCCTTCTTTTATTGCATAAACATTTTCACCAACATAATAATCAGGCTTTGAACTTTCTTCTGAAACAGGAATATAAGGTGAGTTAACATATAATTTTGAAATATCTTCCATAGAAGCATCTATCGGACAATTGCAACCATTTACAATATTTGTCTTGATCGTTTTTCCACCATATATAGGGAAAGCAGGATTAAAAGGAAGATAAGGTTCTCCATATTTTGGTGGAACAACTCCTAGTCTTAAAGGTCCTTTACCTTTTAGTCTATTCAAATATCTATCATACGAATTATGTTTAATATCACATCCAACACCACCAGGTGATTGACCACCAGGTCTACTAGAAGTAACGGAATAATGTCTATTATTTAAAGAATGAAAATAACCTGTTGGAACAACTGTTTTTTGAACACTTGGAAAAGGACGGTCGCTCATCTGATTCCAACAAACACCATATGTTATAACACTAGGTCTTCTATACGCAGACAATGCAGCCACATTCATCGTATAAAGTGATGAATAGACTCTTACTGTATTTTGTATAAGTTTTAATCTTTGGTATTGATTTGCAGGAGTATTTGCAGTTAAATTTGTATCGCAACCTCTATAACGATAATAATAAGGATTCAAACCAACCAATTTACTTGAATTATTAAAAATGATAGACGTCATTATATATAAAGTACTATAATAAATAAAAAATTGAAATTCAAAAACGTTAAATAATAAACATCAAAGAAAGAACCATTAAAAACTATATGAGTAAATTATTAAACACAAATAGTCAAGATATTCCGAATAGAATCAAACAATCTTCTATATGTTGTACGTACTGCGGAAAAGGATACAAATCTAGAAATAGTAGTGCTTATGAAAAACATGTTATACTATGTGAGTTATTAGCAAATTGTAAAAAACAAACATCTTATAATAAAGACTCTTTACAAGATGAAGATATTCCTTCTAATAAAAAAATGTATTCCTTATTATTGGAACTGGGAAGCAAATATAAAAAATTAGAAGAAAAAATGGAAAAAATGGAAGAAATAAATAAATTATTGACAAAAAAAAAGAAAAAAATAAACATGATAGAATGGTTAAATAGAAATACAAATACAATTCCAGAATATACATTTGAAGAGTTACCTGATAAAATAATTATTTCAGATAAAATCATAGAATTTTTATTAAACAATACATTCAATGATACATTTAATGAATTGTTTTCAAACAACAATAATAATAACAATAACAATAATAATAATAATGAAACAAAACCCTTATTTGCATCTATAAAAAAAACAAATATTCTTTACATCTATGATAAAACAGACAAAATAGACAAAACAGATAAAACAGATAAAACAAATAAAGAAGATAAAAAAGAGTGGCAAGAACTTTCAAGAGAGAAACTTGTACGATTTTTAAATATTATTCAAAAAAAATTCTCCAAAGTATTTTTCGAATGGAAAAAAAACAAAAAAAATGAATTAAAAGAAAACGAAAAATTAACTAACCTTTGCGACAAAGCATTAGTTAAAATAATGACTCCTGAGTTTAAAGAAGAACAAACATACATAAAATTTAAAAATATGATCTACAATAAAATCAAAACAGATTTCACAGATTGCGAATTTGAGATTTAAAAACCAAAAACTAAAAACTAAAAACAAACAAATAAAAATAAGATCTAAGAGTCTAAATATTTTTTAACAAACTCATCACGTGTCATAATAGGAATTCCCAGTTTTTTTGCTTCATTTGCTTTCCCAGAATCTTGATCCACATCAGAATCTTTCACCAAAACAACAAATGTATTTTTAGAGACAGAAGAACCCACACTTGCACCCACTTTTTTAATTTCTTCTTGTAAAGACGCATCACGAAATCCAGTCATAACAATGGATTTTCCATAAAGCAAATGACTTTTATCATATTCTTTTTTCACAGCTAATCCTAATCCTGATGACGATGACTCATCGTACAATTTATAATCCAAACTAGCTTCTTTCATAAATTCAATAAAAGCAGGAATTTTTTCCACAAACAATTCCGCACTCTTCTTTGCCATTCCTTTAATAGTAGCAATTTTATTCACTTTTTCCCCTGCAGATTCATTACTTATCAATATATTTGGATAAGCATCCATAATTAACTCCGTTTTTTTCTCACTAAACCCACGCCCAAAGATATTAGATCCAGCCATTAACATAATAATCGTAGCCGACTTAATTTTATCTTTGATTCCATCATAAATTTTGGTTGCCAATTTCATTTTAAATCCCTCCACCTTTAAGAAATCATCCATCGTCATGTTAATAATTTTAGGAACCGTGTCAAAACCCGCACTAATCATACGTATAATATTTCCACTACTTAATCCTTCTACACCTATTCCACGAAAAAAACCCGTAATATTTTTCTCACGAACCGTCTCATCTGAATCAATGTCTTCAAGCATCACATCCACATGAGTATCATTCCATTTAAAAGGAACCGATGGCATTTTTGCCTGTTCCGCAGGAACCACTACTTTACGAATATAAGGAATCACATCACCACTTCGTATTAATTCAATGACAGCACCAATCCCAATTTTATTGTCATTAATAAAAGAGCCATTGAAACCAGTCGCATATTCTATTTTAACACCACCCAACTGTAAAGGTTCAATTTGTACACGAGGTTTTAAATAACCATCTTTACTGGGTGTCCAAATAACGTCAACCACTTTTGCTTCAGCAACTTGATCAGATAAAACCATTTTAAATGCAAATGCATGCTCAGGATTTCCAGAATGTCTTTCATAGATTCCATCATTGGCAACAATAACACCATCAATTTCATAGGCATAATTTTTACGCCAATCTACAAGTGTTTCAGATAATAATTCATTAGATAAACTAGATCCTGAAATCACCTTATACAAGACACATTCAACATCAAGGGTTGCAATAAAATCCATTTGTAAACTAGTTTTCAAAACAGGTTGAATCACTTCATAAGTAACAAAATGCAAATCTTTTACGGAGTCTGTAATGGTTTTTCCAACAACAATTCCAGAAACCATATTTCTAGGATTTGCAAATTTCATTTTATATTTGGTATCAAACGTCTCCTTAGGAATAATAAATTCACCACGAATAACAATGCCCTTCGTTTTTGGAAGTCGTAAATAAGGAATCAAATGACTGACATCTTGACCGACTTTCCCATCACCACGTGTATACAATTTCGGCTCTTTTCCCTCCGTACTATAAAGACCACTGACACCATCTAATTTACAAGACAATATGTAGGGTCCTTTAAATTTACTCATCCAATTTGCTAATGCATTTGTATCAGGTTTAATTTTATCCATAGACCACATTTGGTAAGGCAATTTGACTTTATTTCTTTCAATAGGTGCGCCAATTTCTACGATAGCCTTATTAGTAGGATATTTTTTTTCAATGTATTCTTTCACAATATCAAATTCGTTATCGGTCATAAGAGGTTGTTCATTATAATAGGCTTTATTTGCTTCTCTCAAAATAGAAGTCAATTGATTTTCATTGAGTGCATTCAAAACAGTAATTCCATTCTTTTTAAAATTCATAATGTTTTGTTTTGATAAAGTCTCGTCAACAGCAAGAACTAGATTCTCTTTTTCTTTCACTTCATCTACTAATTCTTTTTCTACTACTACCTTTTCTCTTTTTTTCATAGTTTTTCCTTTTACTACCTTTTTTTTTGCCTTTTCTCCTTTTTCTCCTTCTCCTTCTCCTTCTCCTTCTCCTATTACTGGTTCTTCTTGTAGCATCATTTCTGATTGTTTAATAAGAGCTAATAATGACTTTTCTTTTTTTTCTTCTACTGCACGACCATCAATACGTTGTTTTGGATCCTTATAAACCAAATTCAAAAAATCAAAAATATCCTTTTCAGAAACAAAGATATGATCTGCTTTTTCTCCCTTTTTTTTATCTTCCATTTTATAAAGTCCATGTTCATTCATTGTAAATCCCATTTTAAGTGCATGAGAACGCATAACTGTATTGAAGATTTTACTTCCTGTAAAATATAATACGGAAAACGGGTACTCTTCGGGACTAGCATAAAGAAAATCAACACGACGATAAGAGTCCGCCTGAGGAATTTTTGCGATAACAAGACACTTGGTTGAACCACGAGAAAGAACTTCAACAATCACTTTTTCAGCAATTAATACATTTATAAACTGGACAAATAGTTTCGGAGTTTCAGAAGTAATAATGACGTCAATGTCTCCTGAATTTTCAGCACCGCGACGATAACTTCCAACTATTTCAAATCCACTTTTTCCTTTGTTTTTACTTCCATTTTTACTTCCATTTTCACCAACTAAATCATTTGAAGCCTTTACAAAGGCAGATTCAAAAACAGACGCATATTGATGTATTTCTGATCGTGGAATACGTTTTAAAATATCTTCATAATATTTCAATCCGACTTTTTGAACATCATTCAATTTATTTTGATTTGTACGCAAATCGGCGATACTTGTGACTCCTTGAGCAACTAATTCCTTTGCTTTTTTAGGTCCAATCCCATAAACATCGGTCAATATATTCACAGGATTATTTTTCTCTCTTTCTAAAACTTTTAAAGTCCCTGTTTCTTGATATTCATTTAATTTTTCCATGATTGTAGAACCGATATTTGGTTTTCCTTTTAATTGTTCAGGACTAGTAATATCATCGGGATATAACATAATTGTTTCTTGTGCTTTTTGATAAGCACGTGCACGAAATGGCTCACCTTGTTTCATCATAATTTCTGAAAGTTTATCCATCAGTTCAATGTATTTTTCATTTAAGCGACCACTTGGCATTTTTATAGATTCATTAGATTTCTTTATATTGATTTTTTCTTCTTTTTCTTCTTTTTCTTCTTTTTTTTCCTCTTTTTTACTTAACTCTGGAATAGAACTAGCAGTAGCTGCAACAAGTATCAACTTACGACCCAGATTCTTTACTTTCCTAGTCTTCTTATCACTATCCTTTTTCTCTTTTTTCTCACTTTTTTTTAGTTCTTTGTCTTCTTTTTTTTCTCTCTTTTTTCTAGTTTTCTTATCACCATCCTTTTTCTCTTTCTCTTTCTTTAAAGATTTTTTAGATGAAGAAGATAACAAGGAGGATGATGACGACGACTCAACAATTAATAATCGTTTTTTTTTGGTTTGTTTTTTTTTATTACTATTTTTTTCAAGTTTTTCACTCATATAATATACAATGAAAAAAATAAAAAAGTATTATTAACTACTTTTTTCTACTCTTTTTTTAAATTTTTATTACAAAATACCATATAATACAAATTAAGATACCAATCAATATAACAAATATAACAAATAACAAATAAATATAATAATTATTACATAATATCAATAAATTTAATAATGCACTTCAGGATCTACGACCCCTCTTTCTTCAAGAATAGCTAATTTTGATCTAAGACAAGACAACTCGTCCTCCAACACTCTAATGCGATGTTCTGCGTGTCCACATCTTTCAAAATAGTCCACAGCATCAGCCATTCCATTTTGTAACTTCATATTTTCTTGTTCTAAAAACTTGACATATTCTGGATCAATATAATTCAAACTAGGATCAATAATATCTTTTTTTTTATCACTTTCATTATCTTTTGCATGAATAATATCATTATTAATAATAATATTAGCTTCAATATCATGATCATACATTAAATTAAAATTAGTGTCATTTAAACAATTTTTTTTATCATTATCATCATTATTTAAATTAGCTTCAATATCAATATCAACATCATAACCACATGAAAATTCAGAAACTAAATTAAGTGATATGTCGTATAAATCATCTTCTTCTTTGTCTTTTGTTTCCTCTTTTTTTACAGGACTAGGCAAATGAAGATAATCATTATCAATAGACTCATTTTTTTCTGGAGTTTTATAATCATAACTAATCAAATCTTCCGTCAAATCAATACATAGTTTACGTTGTCCTGGAATAACCTTTTTACTCTTATTTTCAAGAACAAGCCAAAACCAAGGCTCAGGAGTATCATAAACGACACGAGTCTCCTGAGAAGGATTTTTAATACGTTCTATAAAACGAACTGCTTTATCATTAGTATACCACTCTACAAAATAAATATAAGCGGAATAATAGGTTTTTCCTTTTTTATCAATTTTACCAACCAAATCAACCTCTTTGATATGACCTAATCTTAAATGAAATTCAAAAGTATAAATAATTTTATCTTTTGTAACATTTGGAAAGACATAAGGAAGGTAAAGACTCATGATAGATGGAGACATTTTATGAAGTTAAACAATTATTAATTTATAAATATATCTTTATTTATTAATAAGAAGAAGTATTCAATTTTTTATTTTTTATATAAGAAAAATGAATACCTAAT